TGTCCGGTCAGGCAAACCATATACTAATTCCAAAACTGAAGAGAGCCATTTGTTTATACCTTCGCTTGTATTTGACAACCGCCATCTTTCAGAACGAGACGACCAGTTTGTCCGTAACCTTCAAGGTAAAAATCATATATTACGAGAAATGTGGTTAAATGGTAATTGGGATGTCTTTGCCGGACAGTTTTTTGATATGTGGGACGAAGGGCGACACGTAGTAAGTGAATTAGAGTTTTTCAATGCAGCTAATAATTCTGAATTGATATTAAACAAGCGTAAGTTTGACTGGAAATCCTGGCGATTATATATGAGCAATGACTATGGTTATGCAGAGAAATCAGCTTGGGCTTGTGGTTTTTACGCAGTAAGCGATGAAACCGATAAAATAATAAAATTTGCAGAAATAGTAAAGCCCGGACTTACAATATTACAACAAGCAAGAGAAACCAAAGAATTCATAAAGACTAAATATAATCTCAGCATAGATGATTTTGAATTAGTAATTGCCGATCCTAAGAGTTATTGGCAAAGACAGGACAAAGGCGGCGAAGAATTTTATGATTTTGCGACAGTTTATCAAGACGAGGGTATTCATCTAACAAAAGGATTAAACGATAGAGAACACGGTGCGATGGCTTTTTTGGAAGCATTACGCATCAGAGAAGATGGTACACCCCAAATGCAGTTTTTGGATTGCTGTGTTCAGACGATTGAATCAATTCCGGCATTACCTGCCGATGCACACAATCTCAATGATGTTGATACCACTATTTTTGATCATCCCTACGATGAAGGAAGATATTTTCTAATGGTATTAAAGGGAAGCCCATATAAAGAAAATCATAGTTCGCAGAAAAAAGATTGGCGTGATTTACTGAGTGATTTCAGCCAAAAATTAAATCCTAAAAGCTGGAAGGTTGCATAATGAAAGCAGAAAAGATAATAAATTTAAGAAAGGATTCTATTGATGGTTGGCAACAGGCACGTACCCGAAGTAAAGAAGTAATGAAATATATTATGCACGATCCTTTTACCGCAGAAGAAAAAGACGCAGCAGAAGAGCGAGCAAAACCGCTATTAAGATATAATGTAATTATTTCAAAGCTACAAAGCATTTTGGGTAATATTCAGACAAGTCAACGAAGTATTAATATAGTAACTGACAGCGATGCTAACGAACAGGCAATCCGGGTATTATCCGACAATTATGATTATATAAGAGAAGATAATAATTTATTTCAAAAGCTTACAAAAATGCTTGCAGATGGTTTATTATATCAAACAGGCGGTTGGATGCGAGCATCAATAGAACAGGATGATTTAGGTTATAATACATTCAAATATTCCAACATAGATACTCTTTCCGTTCATCCTGACAAAGATTTTAGAGAAGTTGATTTATCAGATTGTAAATATATTATTGTTGATGCCTGGATGGGGATTGATGAAATTAAAGCTAAATACCGTAAAAACGCTTTTTCCGATGGTAAAGAAGCTGCGGAATGGTGGAAAGATATAACAGGTAAATTAGATTCCGACTTAGAGAGAGGTGCTGATGATGGTGAATATAAGAAAGAAGATAAGTATTTAGTATGTCAAATGGAAGAAAGGATTGAAACTCCTCTTACGGTAGTGGATTACAACGGTCAATATTATAAATTATCCGATGATGAAATGACACCGGAAATGCAGAAAAATATGAGCGTAGTACTCAAGACGAGTGGATCTAAAATAAAAATAACAACAATAGTACCATATTTTGATGAATTAATATTAGAAGAAAAATATAAGGAAGTGGAAACAGATATGTATTCACTTTTCTTTGCCTGTTCATTTGACTATAACTTAAAAAAAGCAGAACAGCCAGCTTGGGGATATCTACTTGTAGATGTACAAGACGATATTAATAAAGCACGATCTCAAGAACGCGATTATATGACACAGAAGTTGGGTGGTAGCTGGCATTTGCCGGAACACGAAACAAAAGCAATTGAAGCTTTAAAAAATGGTGCCGGTGATCCCAATCTAATAGTAACATACAAATCATTAAAAAACAAAGCAGTACGAGAAACAGGTGCCGGAGATGCAGGTTCAATTTCTGCACTTCAAAACGGTATAGCCCTTGATTTAGGATTTGTAGAAGAAATATCAAATATTACACAGGCAATGCAGGGTAAGGGTGGTAAGAGTGCTGAATCAGGTAGATTGTTTGAAGCTAAGAGAGACCAGTCTTTAGTATCTTCCAATCCATTCTATGAAATATTCAATAATGTTCATAAACAATTAGTAAGACATTTCCTCACTTGTGTACCTTCTGTTTATTTTGAAGATAACAGATTGTTGCCGACACTTAAAAATAATTCATTAAAATATGAGCTTGTTAATTTAGGTTACGGTGATGAAGTGATGAAAGATGTCAGGATTGTCGTTACAAGAGCAATTCTTGATGATGTGGCAAATACTCCTAATCGCAAGAAACAGGCTTTTGAAGAGAATATGGCGATGACTGATATGTTATTGCAATACGGATATCCAACGGAATATATTCCTTTTAATTTGTTGTTTAATACTTCTACTATCCGAGATAAGGAGGCGTGGAATAAAGCAATTTTAATGGGACAGGAAGCTATGGTAACGGATAAGGCTAACCAGAAAGTAGCTCAAGACTACGAACAGATAGCCGGAGCAATAGGAAAGGGGCAATAGGGTAAAGAAATTGGAAGAGCAAAGAGCGGAGAGAAGAGGAAACGGATTGGCTTCGCCAAAAGATTAACTGGATTCCTGCCTTCGCAGGAATGAGGGGTAAAAGGGCAGGGATGAGGGAAAAGACAGGAATGAGGAAAAAGAAGAGGTGCAGACAGGATGTCTGCACTCCCAATATAAAAAAAACAAGCGGAGGACGTTATTATGGCACAAGATGAAATGAGAAAGGTTATATTTGAAGGAGAAGAGTTAGAAGTTGAATCATCATTGTTAGAAGAAGAACCGGAAACAGAACCGGAATCTGATGAAGGAAAACCATCAGATAAAGGACACCCTGAGAAACCCGGAGACCCCGAAACTAAACTCGATGAAAACTTTCTAAAAAAATACAAAGGTAAAAGTAGTGATGAACTTCTTGCAATCATAGCAGAAAAAGAGAAGTTTATTGGTCAACAATCAAACAAAATAGGCAAAGACAATCTTATTAAGAAGGAAGTAGTGCGAGATGCTAAATTTGTCAAAGACGAGATTAACAAACTTAATTCAAAGAAAGACACTTTGAAAAAGAGAATGGAAAAACTCGATGTAATTGACGATATTGCAGATTATGACAGGATAGAGAAGGAAATCGAAAATATTGAAGATTCAGCAAAAAAGATGGCAGAGGAAGTTGAGACCTTAGAAATTGAGGGAATTACTACACGCAAATTAAACGAAACCTTCAATAGTGAGTTTTTAGTTAAAGCAAAACAGAATTACGAGAAAGATTTTGGCGTTCAATTCGATGAAGAAGCCTGGGACATTATAGGTAGTTTTGCAAAGAAACTAACCGGTGAAACTCGAATTAACGAAAATTCTTTAGAGGCAGCAATGGTTTATGCTTTAGGTAAAGACAAATATCGTTCTACATTACAAGGCGAAGCGGCACTAAAGGCAAGAAAAGATATATCAGAAGCAGGAAAATTGAAGGATAATCATATTACTTCAAAGAACTCTTCCAGTGTTGATTACGATGCACTTAGCGACCGTCAGAAAACACAAGTAAATAAGAAAATGACACCTAAGCAGTTAATTGCCTATTTTAAGAAAGAACACGGATATGATATTACAAAAAATTAAATAAGGAGAAATGAGTATGAATCCAAGAGGAACAGATTATGCACATTTATTCCCGGCAGAAGATGCAGCAATAGAAAATTTAATTCAGCAGAAATTATTATTTGCCCCCTGGACAGGTAATATTGCGAGAGAATTAATCACTAATGCAGATGGGAGTAAAACGTGGAGTCTAAAAAGCTCAAATAAAGCAATAGTAAGCAAAGTTGACGGATTTAATTTTGGAAGTGGAAACGACACAGCAGAAATTCCGTTAATGTTAGACCTCGAAGATCCGCCACAAACCGGTAATGCCTATTTTCCGGGTACAGGCGAAGAACTTCGTTATGAATTCAAACGCTGTTATATCAACCAAGTTGGTAAAGCTGTTCAAAAAGACAAGGGGCTGATGTCTCAGCATCGTTTTGAAAAGAAACTGCAACAGTTAGCAAAGGCAGATCCGAAACTAACACAATATATGGTTCAATGGATGAATGCAGAATTTATTTCAGCAATCTATGAAGGACATTCAATGAATTGTACTAAAGGCAAAATATTAAGCCCCGAAGGCATCGGAGCTAATCAGGTTCTTCACCCCAACATGTATGTGAATAACATCAATCCATCAACAGGAGCAGGTTCTTTTGCTGCTGTAGGCGCTGAAGGCAAGAACAAAACCGTTGCAAATATTCAGGCTTCATCTCTTGTTACAGGTACCGAATTGCAATTACCAAGTATTTATTTTTTACATAGACTTGGTGAAAAGCTTGACGAACTTGACATTCAGAAGATGGCAAGCCACAATGGTGTTCCTTATTGGTTAGTAGTAGCAAATCGTCAAAGCATTAACGCTTTGAAAGAAAACGGTGCAATCAGAACAGATTGGACTACTGCTTATATGGGGAAAGAGTATGATAACCCATTATTTGGTCAGGAAGTGTGGATATTCGACGAATTTATGTTTTTGCCGGATAATATTGCTCCGAGAATGTGGGATAATAGCGTTCTTAATTTTGAAGGATTGGGAAAAAAGGGATATGTTTCAAGACCAACTTCTACCGGAAGTAAAGATCACGCTTTTATGACGGTTCTTGGTGACAATTCTCTTGGATATGCAAACTGTGTTCCTTTCCAAAGAAGATATGATTCTGACAACTTTGATTTATTCAAAGAAATGTTGATGTTGACCATCTTTGGTGTGGCACGAGCAGAAACAGTTAGTGAAGATATCTTCGCCAGCTATTTTGCAAAGAATAATGACGTTAAAACCGTCTTAGCAACAGCCTATAATGTGCGAAATCGTTCCTCATTATTAGTTGCTACAGCAATATAGGAGGGACAAGCAGTGAGTAAATCAGGATATTTTGTTCCCAAATCGAGAAATACGACAGTAAGAACAATTAAAGTGGATACTACGCTTGAAGAGCATAAAGACGAGGCTGTTACAGTTACAACTTTAACCGGTTGTACTTCTCAGAAACGTGTTACTCTTCTTCCGGCAGTACC